CCTCAATACTCTTATCACGTGAACTTTTTTCATACTACCTCCCTATAGTTTCTAAATCATTGATAGTTATAAATTGGTAAGCACCTTTATTATAGGCTGGGGCTACTTGTTTTCTACGCTTACTAGCGAGTATTTGTGCAGCCATCTCACCACATTCTAAGCAGGTTATATAACCTAGCTCCGCTCTACCTTTAGGCATGTCCTCTTTACATAACTTACACTTACTCATTAGTAGTTTTACTCAGTGTATCTAGTAAAGCAAACTGCTCTAAAGCTAGTTTAACCATAACAAAACTACCATAAAGTGAGTTACACTCTAAAGGGTCATTGTTATTATTAATATAATATTGTACAGCTTTTTCTAAAGTAGCTATAGACTTATTAATATCTTCATTCATACTTAGTCCTCCGTAATAAATTAAGTATAAGTAAAGTATATTAAACGTCAAATATGATCACTAGGTATTATCAAAATCTTCAACCGTGACGTCAAACATATGAATAAACCTACTGAATAATTCATTAGGTTCTTTGACGTGCGGAGTTAAAAAAGCGTCGGTTGAGTGTGTTTCTTGTAGTGTGTATGTCTTTACCTTGCCTTTACGGTTGCGTAGAGTTGCTTTATTAATAGCTTCTTGATACGTATCAGCTTCTATCTTGTGCATTTGAACTTCTATAGTAGTATACGGGACATACCATGTCTTTGTCTTTTCTTTAGTTATAGGTTCTTTGAGTTTTTTACCGTTGCTGAATAATAAGGTTAAAGCCATATGAATATATTACCTTCTATTGCTAATAAATAAAAGAGCGGGTCAAACTAATCTACTACGACGTCTTGTAGTACTCTGCTAATACGACATAAAAGAAATTATCACAGAGGTCGTACTTGCTCCGTGGGTGTCTGTAAAGACAGAGCACTCCGTTGGTGTCTTCAATTAGTTCAACCCTAATTTAAAAATCGGTGGTCTACTGTTTAGTTGCTACCATTAACTAGTATCAATTGGTTTGTTATCTCCTACAGTAAACTACCTAAACTATAAACCATCAAGTCTCGCCACGCATCGTATTTTAACTTGTATCTTAGCCTACCCTTATTTGGGGAGCTTATCCCCCTGCTTTGTAGGTAGTTTATAACCTAGTTATAGGTTAGTTAAATTGTATAAGGATGTAAAGTATTATTTTACGAAGTTTCTGAATCACCTTCTATGATAGTGCCCATAGGTAGTATACCTCCAGTCTCATAGTAAAGTTCTTTTAAACGGTCTAGTATTTGTTCTTTATCCATAGTCTCTACTTTATTCACTACTAGCTCACTACGGTTAATGTATAATCCTGCTGCTTTACCCCTAGCTACTTCTGCAGTAACGGCAGCAGACCAAGCACCATTACGCATAGCTCCCTCACGTATGTCTTTTAAATCTGTAAGGTGAGTAGATAAATCAAGTTCTACTTTTTTGGCTGCTTTTTTCTGTAAGGCTTGTATACGTTGGCTTACTAAAGGGTTGGCTTTACTGTCGAGCATACTGCCTGCTCTAGCTGCATTCTTTTCGCTATAACCTGCTTTTTGTGCTGCGTCTTTCTTGCTCATACCTTTAGCTACGTTTTGTGCGTATTTTTCTTGGCGGGGAGTTAGTTTCTTTTTCGTCATCTCCAACCCTTCATATTTAACATAAACTTACCTGCCAAGACCTTCAAGTTTTCAGGTACTTCTTTAAGCCTGCGGTATTTTTGTGTACTACTGCTTACACCCTTGTTTTCTAATATAGATTCATTCAAGGTTACTAAAGCGTCGTAAACCCTTTTATTCTCATGTTGACGCCTAGCTTCTATATCACGTTCTTCAAACTGCTCTGCTAAACCAAGTATACCATGATCCACACGGTAATCGTTACTACGGTCAATAATATTAATATCATCTAGATGTGCTCCTAAAAACCTTTTACGTAATCCTTCATATACTTTACCGTCTTCTGCTACCTTAGGTCTACCTATTTGATACGGACTTTTATTTGGGTTACATTTTTCACAAACAACTATACCTTCTTTTCTGTACCTGTAGCCTATCTTACCCTTACAGCGTACACATTTAGTATTGTCTGTATTTTCTAAAGTCTCCATACTCTTAACTTACGTTCACCGTTATCGTCTTCTATTCTAGTAGTATACTTAAAATCGTGCCTACTAGCGTATCTGCTTAAAGCTATACGTATTCTTTGTATGTCTGCACCATCATTTACAGGGTAGCCAATACTATGACCGCTCTCTTTTAATAAATAAAAATCATATTTATTGTTATATATACGTGTTTCTGGTAACGGTATATCTGTTTCTAATTTATACATTATTTGTCTCTCCTATCTAAAAACTCTTTGATAAACGCTCTATAGTTTTTAGCTTTACTAGAATATATAGCTTGTACCTCTTCAAAGTCTGGGTGAGAATCATCACACTTCAAACCCTTAGAGTTTATTTCTTTTATGCGTTTTTCTTTCCATTTATTACTTAACATATACTTTACTATACCTATATTCAGTATTTATGTAAAATGTTTTTAATGAAGTCTTTCTGGTACTACCCTTATTCTAACAAAATGAAAAGTGCTTTTCATAGTTCTGTTAGTTATAGCTTGTAACATTGTTGATAGTAATTCAGTTGAGTGTTCTGCCAACCATTCGTGTATGTTATCGGTAGCTACGTATAGCATGTGTTCTTTATCGACTTGTAGTTCTAGTCTGTATGGATGGAACTTGCCTGTAAATTCTGGGTCAAAGTATTTTATTTCCCATATAGTTTCGTATTTACTTGTATTTCTTTTTACCATCTACTGTTTTATACGCCTTGATATAACCTAACTTTATATCATATTTAATATCATTGATATCTAATTCAGTGAACTTTAGTATATTGGCTATAGTGGGTTCACCTTTATTAACATCAACGTAATTAGTTAATCTATTCTTTATGTTTTGGCTCAGTGGGTTTTTATCAGTGCGTTCTATTAACCAGTCAGTGTCCCAAGGGTCACGACCACGTACAGTTTTACAGTGATTATTCGGTTTAGGTATATCTACCTTTTTAGTTTGAAATATATTTTTCATATCGGTGTCCTCCATACATACCGCTTTTTTATAACCTAAATTATATAGTTTTATTTGTGCTTCTTTATGACTATCAAAACTTTTTACTTTTCTTTTTACAAGCGTGTTGTATATCTTTAAATATTGTTTTAGCGTATCTCCAGGTGCCATTACGTTGGGGTCACCCACAAAAATACCTCCTCCTTTGAGCTTGTGCATCTCAGACATCTTGTGTCTTATAACTCTTTTATATGTTTCGTCAGTAAAGTATATAAAATTTATTTCCGCCATGAATCGTATATCAATAATCCTAATAAACTAAGTGTTAACACTAAACCAAAAGTGAGCACACTTGTAAAAAGCACATCTAATAACATTTAAAAAAACTCCTCATAATTAACCGTAGCCTCTCCCCAGCTGTTACCTATTTCTGCGTCAACTAAGTTAGGCACTTTTATTTTTACACAATCAGACATAATTTGTATTATCTCTTCACATTGTTTTTTATCAGCTACAGATATATCTAATTCATCATGTACTTGTGTATGAGGTAGGTAACCCTCTTTATATAAATCAACCATGGCTTTTTTAGTCATGTCTGCTGCTGAACCTTGTATTAATCTATTCATAGCTTTATATGTAAAAGCACGTTTAACTTTTTCACCGTAACGTTCTACTGCCTCTTCATACGGGTACGGAGTTTTACGTTCAAAGGTGGGCTCAAATAAATTAAACCTACACTTACGACCCAGTAACGTAACAATATAACCTCTATTACTACCCAACCTAGCACACTGGTCACGTAGTCCACGGATAAAAGGAACTCTACTGTGGTAAGTTTCAAATAACTCCTCAGCTTCTAACGGTGATATACCTAGCTGACTTATAAGCTTGTCTTTACCCATACCATAGCTTAGTCCTAAATTAATAACTTTAGCTTCCTTACGGCTTATGTTAGCCATATCTGCTACTATTTGGTGAAAGTCTGCGTTTTTATTTCTATACGCATCTACCGCATCGTCAGCACCTTTTTGTTGTGTTGCAGCTGAATAGTGTACGGTAAGTCTAGGCTCTTGTTGTGAGTAATCAAAACATCCCCAGTAATAATCTTTTTCAGGTACAAACACACTACGAACTAAAGGTCCAATCATATCGTGTCTAGCTGGTACTTGTTGTAAGTTAGGGTTAGAGCTACTAAACCTACCCGTGACTGTACCGCCAGTATCACTACGTAACGGGTGTAGTTCACCATGTATTCTACCGTTTACGCTATGTTCTAATATCATCTTATCTATAAAAGTAGTTCTAGCTTTATTAAGTTTACGTGCTCTACCTATGTCTTTAGCTAGTTTATTGTCATGACTTTCTAACCAAGCTGAAGTAAAACTAGGTGCGTTAAGTTTAGGGCTACGTGGGTAGCTCAATCCAGCTCTGTCAAACACTGTAGCAACAGAGGCTGCAGCCCATAGGTCAGGGTATACTCCGTGTTCTTTTTTAATATTTGTTAGTATACCAACTTCCTCTTTCTTTAATTGTTTACCTACCTTTTCAGCTTTATCTAAATCTACTGGCACACCTTTATACCGCATCTCTAGCAGTATGGGTATAAGACTAGTTTCTAGTTCATATATGGCTTCAACATTTTCTAGCCTTAATAGTTCCTTAAATATTTCCCATAATTTTAAAGTGAGTGCTGCATCTTGTTCAGCGTAGACACCAACGTACTTAGCTGGTAATTTCCACATATCTTTTTTAGGGTCAAGCCCGTAAGCGGATGCTGCCTCTTTTAATAAACTCTCATCCTTTACCTCGCCTACATATCTTTCCCCTAATTTATTTAATGAATAACCATATTGATTCTCATCTATAAGAGGTGCCGCAAACATAGTGTCGTGTACTTTACCGTTTACTTTTATACCCATACGTTTTAGCCAACCTAAATCATATAGAGAGTTATGAAATATTTTATCGTTATTGTAGGATAGTTGTTTAGCCAACCACCTTTTTATTAAGCCCTCATCTAGATTGCCACCACCCTTATGACCTATAGGAAAATAATAACTAAAGTCTTTAGTAGCTACAGCTATACCAGTTACGTGACCAGTATCAGCGAATGCCCAAGATGGACCATGAGACAGGAGCAAAGGGTCATGTGTCTCAAGGTCTATGGCGACTTCCTGATAATTACTTAATTCAGGTAAATCGCTAGGAGGAGACCAATCCACCTCGGGCGTGAACAAAGGCATAGGAACTTGTGTTAGGTCTTGCATCTATTCCTTAATTCTGTACTGCTAAACGTATGTTTTCTTTCGTTATAATAAACACGTTTACTGTGTAAACCCTCAAACTCTTCCTTACCTGTAAAGTCTTTGTTATAGTATTCCTCACCTATAATTCTTACGTCCCACGGAACAGTTCTAAGTATGTTTAATAAATCTTCTTCCGTTGAATAAACTAACACATCATCAACATACCTACAGGCTTTTACTTGTAGTTGTCTTTCTAGTAAACTCTGTACAGGTTTATTTTTTTCTTTATTTTCTTTACTAGGGTCAACGTGTATACAGGCTGTTAAAAAATCACATTGTTCTTTAGCTTCCCGTAGCATACTTACATGCCCAGCGTGGAATAAATCAAACGCACTAAAAGTTATACCCTTAATCATTTTTATCAGCGGTTAATTCTTCTATCATATGTGCTTCAACTAATAACAAATATCTACGTAAGTCACGTATATCATCAAGTACGCCTGTGCTACTAGGGTTTTTAGCTATAGCTGAAAATACGTCATAACCTTCTTCCTTACACTGGTTTTCTAACCTGTCCCACTTACGAGCCAGCATCATAAAAGCACCC